AGCTATGTATCAAGGTTTAGTTGATGATGATTTAGCAGATATTGAATGGAAAGATACTGATACTGAGCCGACTGGTACGCTCGGTATTCTAGCTAGCAAAGGTAAGTGGGTAAAAGAAATACCATACTATGGCTTCAACAATGTTATTGATGGACCTGCAATGGACTGGTTAGGAAAGCAACAAGAACCACGTATCATTATTACTGATATGCAAGTATCAGGTATTTGCAAAGATGATAACTATGGTAATCCTGTACCAGTACCTGACTTCAATCCTGAACTAACTATTGATGCCTTGAAAAAAGTTAAAGAGTATAATATTATTGTTATACCTACAATAGGAAAAGCAGTAGAGTGGGCTAAAGCCTACGTAAAACAAGCGTAGGACTTTACATCCATTTAGCCTACGTTTAAGCCACACGGACGCGCAAGCGCTCGTGTGGCTTTTTTTTTGGTTTCAATACGCGTGCGAGGTCAAAGAAAAAAATTTTATCTCTATACGCGTGCGTTATATAATTTTATTTATATAGAAAAGTGTCACAAAGTTATGGTAACATTAGCAAAGTGAATAAAGATATAGACAAACTATTAGAAAGTATAATATCTACGACTGGGAAATGGTATGAGAATGTTGATAAAGATACCTCAGACTTCCTTGACGCAGTTGAAAATCTAGTAAAACAGGGTAAGGAAGTAAACTCAGTAACGATTGCAGATATTCTCGAAGATGAATACAACGTAAAAATTACTGCAGTATCGGTGAGAACATGGCTAAAAGAAGTAAGAAAGAAATAACTGAACTACTTGCTGAGGTAACAGACGGCAAGTACGCAGAACTCAAATCTACCAATGAACGTTTACTTAAACGTATTGACAAACTTAATGATAAAAATTCTGATTTAATTGATGCAGTCTATCGTGCCGTGAAAGACGGTATAAATTCTTTAGACTTGCCACCAGTTAAACCTCCTCCCAAATCACGTAAGACTGCAGGAGAAGAAATATGCGTACCATTATTATCAGACATACAGTTAGCAAAGACTACACCTACGTACAGTTCTGCTATTGCTGAAGAAAGAGTTGTAAGATACGCGCATAAAATCTCAGAACTGGCGAGGCTGCAACGTCATTCTCATCCAGTAAAGAAAGCTGCAGTGCTATGTTTAGGAGATATTGTAGAAGGAGAATTAATTTTTCCTGGACAATCACACCTAATAGACGCGTCATTGTACCGTCAAGTAACAGTAGATGGTCCAAGGATACTGCATAAATTTTTCTCAATACTGTTATCAGAGTTTGAAGAAGTAGATGTTTACTGGGTCATAGGTAACCACGGTGCATTAGGTGGTCGTAGTCGTAGAGATTACAATCCTGAAACTAACGCTGACCGTATGCTAGGTAAAATCTTAGAGACAATGTTTGCCAATGAGCCACGTATAAAATTTATTGTACCTGACGGAGGTAATGAACGTAACTGGTATTTAGTTGCAGACATAGGTAGGAAAGCTAAGTTTATGTGCTTTCACGGTGACCAAATAAGAGGTCACGCAGGCATACCTTGGTATGGATATAATAAAAAAATATTAGGTTGGAAATCATTAGCAGCAAATGGCTTGATGGAAAACTTTACACATGCAGTATGTGGACACTATCACACACCAACGACTATGTATATTAATGATACGCGCGTATGGGTTAATGGTAGCACTGAAAGTTATAACACTTTCGCCCAAGAACAACTAGCTAGCATGGGTAGACCATCACAGTTTTGTTTGTTTGTGAAACCTAATAAGGGAGTTACAGCCGAGTATTTGGTTAATCTTGAGGAGTAGCTATGTGTTATTACTGTGGTAAACACTTACGAATAGAAGATGCAGTGTTAGTTTGTGTAAATGTTTTGTGTGTACTGTTTGGTGTTGCACAGAATAAAAAAGAAATAGATGTAGTTATAAAACAGGAAGATATATAATAATAGTATTAGGAGACAGGAGGAACAAATGCCTAATTTTAATTTAGACGAATATGAATTAGTTGAAGATAGACTTAAAGCATATTGGAAAGATAATCCAAAAGGAAAAATCACAACAGACGTAGTACACATAACTGAAGATGGTTCGTGTGTAACTATAAAAGCATATGTATATAGAGACGGAGAAGTTGTCTCTACTGGTATAGCTCAAGAAACTAAAGGCGATGGCTTTGCAAATAAAACATCTTGGATGGAAAATTGTGAAACATCTGCTATAGGTAGAGCTTTAGCTAACTGGATGTATCAGGGTAGTAATAAGAAACGTCCAAGCCAACAAGAGATGCGCAAGGTCGAAACCTCATCACAGGTGGCAAAAAAATCAGAGGGAAAGTCAGAGGATGTTAAACCCCCTGTCTCTACATCTTCTGACAATCCCGTAAAGGTGGTTAAAGAAGCAGGGTTTGGTGATGCTAAACAAGCTAAACATCCTAATGGTAAACCTGCTATGAATGATTCAGGTCTTTTATGTCCTTGTGAATCTGCTGCAGGAGTTAAATACTATACAGCTGAAGAAAAAAACAAACCTAACAGTCCTGACTTTAGATGTCAAGCAATGGGCAACTGTACTGCAGGAGATACTGTAGATGGTAAAGTATTTGCTAAGTCTTGGTGGATGGACAATAAAGCTACACCTGAAGAGTGGAAAGACTATGCTGCTGCAAAGAATGGTATTAAGTTACCTGACCCTAAGACACTTGATGATGGAGATTTACCTTTCTAATGGATAAGATAAATATATTTATTGAACCTAAACAACTTAAGAATTGGGCTATACAAGTGGCTAACTCTTGTGGTGGACAAGAAGTAAGTAAAAGTCCAATACTAAAACCAATTAATATGCGTAAGTTAGATTCGCTTATTGAAAAATTTGTAAGTGATTACAACGATTCAATGATTTCTTCACAAGAAGAAGAGTAAGCAGAAGCCGAGGTAGAAAGGATAACACCCTCGGCTTTGCTATAAACTACTTAGTTATTTGTTTTTTAGCGTATGTCTTGATAACTGCTAGTGCAGCACCACCACCTGCTAATGCAGCTAACTGAATAGTTTCAGCTTCTACACCAACAAGAGGAGCAACTGTTAACGCACCAATGAACGCTTCAATGAAGGTCCAGGCAGTTCTTTCAAGCATATCTTTGAGGTCTTCACTCATTTTATAACTCCATGCTTCGTTCCAAGGAGTCCACCCCACATCCTTCTTGAATGTGCCGTCTTGGTTTCTTTTCCTATTATTCTTTTCGAATAAATCTGACATTATGTTATTACCTTTCCACTAAGTTTAGATTTAACAGTAAGTATATTACCGTTAATCTCTTGTAGTTTTTCATAAACTGTTGCAGCTAATACTGTATGGTCTTTAGCTTTGTTGTCTACTGGCTTGTCTAATAACTTGTTAATAGTTGTGTATTCTATAGATACATCTTTACCTTGTAGTAACTGACCTGCAACTTTAGCATACATTTTCTTGTAAGCTACCGTACTACTGCCAATAAATCCATCCTTAGATACTTCTAAGTCTTGTTGCGTTTCTCCTACAATAAGACAACCACTGGTATGTTCATCAGTATTGCCTGTGTGTATAAGTATATAAGTAAAGTTAGGCACATCTTGTATGTGTAACATACCATAGTGTGCGTTCTTATACCTCTCTGAATACTTAGCGTGGAATCCACCTGTCTTTCTAAAATTAATATCGTATGTTCCTTCAGGTATGCATGTTTCGTGCATAACTTTTACTGCTTGATACTGGTCTTCTAGTGTATAACACTCAAAGATACCATCAATAAACAGTAAACCATTGGTAGCATCTGTACCAAACTGGGTTCTAACAACTGTTAGCTTCACCTATACCTCCATGTTTACAATTACAAAAATTGACACGAGTTCCTTTATCGTTTACAAACGAACGACAATTTACTTTCTGAACTTTATCGTTATCAACCATATTACTAATGTTATTATAGTAGCAAGTCCAGTAATTTGCTGCGCACTACCAGTTAGTGTAAGCGTAGCAATAACTAAACCAACCAAAGTCCAACTAAGATTGAGTGTTTCTTTGATTACTTCTATAAACCAATCCCATAGTTTGGTTATCATATTTGTCTCCTAAATACAAATGCTGCCATGCTTACTATTCTAGTAAGAATAACTGGCACTACAACTTCTTGAGCTTTTTCCTTTTGGTCATTAGTCATGTCATCTCCTATGTTACTTATTGTTATACCTTCAAAATCTAAATCAACAAAAACTTCTATAGGATTTTCTATGAATGCTTCGTATTGCACCTCAGTAACAACGTCAGCTAAAGTATAGTTTTCTACGTCTGCATTTTCTACAGCACGTTCTACATATTCTTCTACAGCTTCAGCTACTACTTCATCTTCCTTAACAGCTTCAGCAATAATTTCGACATCTTCAGTCTCTACTTGTAATACTTCAGCAACAACTTCTACTTGTTCTTGTGTAAGTTCTTCAACATCTTCAATAGCTTCTTCAACTACTGCTTGTATAACTTCTTGTACTTCTTCTGATACTTCTTCTAAATTTTGTACACCAACATCATTAACTTCTTCAAGAACTTCTATGACTTCTTCTGTGTCTAATTCTTCTACATATTCTTCAATAACTTCTGTAACTTCTTCTTCAGATAAATCTTCTTCAATAACTACTTCAATAACTTCTACAACTTCAGCAACTTCAATAGCAACTTCTTCTTCAGTAAGTTCTAAGGGTTCTTCATCTTCCACTCTCGGTAATGTTGTGGTTGTCGTATCTTCACTAATAACTTCCTGTATTGACTCATCCAAAACTTCCTGGACATCCTCTTTAATCTCTTCATCTATAATCTCCTCTTCTATTTCTTCCTCTATAATTATAATTATATCTTCAGGTATATCTAAAAGCTCAACTTCTATTATTTCTATTTCTTCTAGTTCTTCTAAGTATTCTTCAACTTCAAGTATTGTTTCAAGAAACTCTTCTGCTTCCTCTTTAGTTTCAAACTCATATATTTCAAACTC